CGCTGAAACAGCTCCCTTTACCGGACTAATGTCTGGTATTGGAAGAGGGAGAGGTTTGGTTGACCTCCCGCGAGGGCGTTAGCCCCCGATCACCCTAAAAGGGTGACCTCCTTCCGAGCTTGATGCTGACGTGCTCGGGACGTCCAGAACGTTCCAAGTGCTCATCATCAACGCTGGCAACGTCGAAAGAAGAGTCCTGGTCAAAGTCCCTTATAGGGAAAGTTGACTGGGGTTTCTTCAAGAGACACTTGAGCAGAGCACCGGTCCCGTCGAGAGGATCTCGAGGGGATTCGGCACGAACATAGTAGCCCTTAGTTAGGGGGCTGTTCGTGTATGGATCCAGACCTTGGAATTCGTACCCCAAGGCTGACTCCCTGCCCAGCAGTGGTGAGGTTGGAGCTACGTTAGGGAAGAACTTCAAAAGCTTCCCCAAATAGTTATCCAACCACGCCGCAGACCTCCACAAACCGGACCAGTAACACTGGTTCCGGAGGGAAACCGCTGCGATAACACCACTTCCATCCTGCCGTTGTGTCGGGAGAACCTCTCGAACCTTGACGATTGTTACGTCTTGGCCCTCGAAGTAAGCCCGTCCGCAAGACTCTCTGAACCTTCCGGTCCAGAAGGACTTACCGGCGTTAACTTTGAAGCCGAAAGCTTCTAGTTCGTCGACAACGGACAGCACATAGTCTCTGGGGACAATCAAATCATCCCCAAAGACACGCACCTGCTCGGAAAAGCGCTTGATGATCGCTTTCCGAGAAAGCGGGGCACTTAGCTCCCTTTCTATTCCTAAAAAGATGACGGTCAAGAAGACCATCGCCTCGAAAGGAAAGCAGAGAGCTGAACCCATAGACGCGAACTTGGCTAAGCGTTGAACGCCATGGCCAGGTACGTCAGCCTTAGTCGACCGCGCTGCCTGAACTGCCCCAAGCAAATGGGAGTAGTCAGACAGCATGGTGATTACATGCTGATTCGAAACACGATCAGATGCTTCGCTCAAATCGAGCGTAGCGAGGGATCCGCTGTAAGATCCTTCTCGAGCCATATCCCTGTTGGGATTTTGGTCATCGAATCCGATTACTCGGGAGAGGAAACTATCCTCTGAGAACGAGTCAAGGATACTACGGTATATTGCCTGCTGCGCATATTGCATCGCAGCTGGTTCTATAGCGATAATCCTAGGTGTTTTGAGCGTTTTAGGAACGGTGATCACCCTAACGGGGATCTCCGAACCGGGTTCGACGATGTTAAGTTCTGACTCCATCTCCTTCCGAAAGGAAGGATTGGGGATCAGAAACTCTTCAGCAGGTAAAAATCGCTGAAGACGAGCGGTCCAGGATCGCTGATTCCACTTTCCATTACTGGAAATACGGTCAGCGACAGCACCTGGGCCATGCTTAGGGATCATACGACCCCAGTAGATATCTCTATCTACTTTGGCGAATAAATCGCCAAACAGCATCTCAGACATGCGACGGAAATCCTCCCAGTAAAGGGGATCAATCCTAGCATCTGAGGCCTTAACATCGAGCTCACATTGGAGATACTCGGACATCGCTTCACGCTCTCTTTGAGCAGAGACGACCTTACGGCCGCCGTTGCTTGGAGAATCCCCTGATCGGGGCTTCTCCGGGAGGGCGATCTTGCTGAACATCAGCAACAGCTGACGCAAAGCATAGATTGCTTCAATGTCCGGGAATTCCAAAAGTGCGCCACTACTAGGATCAAACACACGTCCATAGAACCCCCCCAGAAACTCTGGGAGGCAACTATTACGACGCCCCGGTTTCTTGCGAAACTTAGGAGCGTCCGAAGGGACGACGAAACCTTGGTCAAGCCACTTTTCGGTAGCTTTGCCTAGGTCCGCCAGGGTTACGGCCAAAAACCATAACCCCTCGTGTTTGAACCGACTCTCAACATATTTTATGTCGAGAGTGGCGCTAGTGCAGCATCGTACGGCCATTTCATTAGCCGTACAGGACCAGAG